CAGCAAACAAGCGGCCTCGGGTAATTCCAGCAAACAAGCGGCCTCGGGTGATTCCAGCAAACAAGCGGCCTCGGGTAATTCCAGCAAACAAGCGGCCTCGGGTGATTACAGCACGATTGAAAGCACGGGGTATTATTGTGTCATGGCCGCAATAGGAGAAGGTGGAAAAATCAGGGGGAAAGTTGGAAGTTGGATAACACTGGCAGAGTGGGAAAACAATAAGCCAATCAACGTTAAGTCTGTTCAAATTGACGGCAAGAAGATCAAGGCAGACGTTTATTACACACTAAAGAACGGAGAGTTTAAGGAGTCAAAATGAACATCCTAACCGCAATCAGCAGAGCGTTTGTAAAGCGTGACCCTCTTGTTCGCCCGATAGACCAGGCAATCAACGAACATAAACGCCTCTTGCGGAAGTGGGAATCAAAGCAGCAGAAGGAGATCGTGGCGGCACTTTTGCAACACGTTTTCCCTTGTTCGCACGTTCATGCAAACCCCTATTCCAAGAATGAAAGGAAAGCAAATGTTAGCTGACGTAATTTTAAAAATAGCAGGGCAGTTCCAAGAGGAAGAAGATCACAAGTATTACCCTCGCCCAAGTATGGCAGGGCCAGAGCGATGCACCCGTCAAATGGTCTATCACGGTTTAAATATCCCCAAAGAGCCGCTTGCTGGTAGGGCTGTTATGATCTTTTCTGATTCAAGTTTCCATGAAGACCTGACAGCAGACTGGATCCGCAAGTCGGCTTTTCACATTCACAGTGAGCAGATGGAAGTCACCGCGGACATGGGATATGACTTCAAGCTGAAAGGTCACATTGACGGCGTCGTGACGGATCTTCTTGCCACCGATTACCTATACGAACACAAAGCAATCAACTATTTCACATGGATGAAATACTGGGACGGCACCATCCCCTATGACTATGTTGCCCAGTGCTGCATTTACCTGCGCGGGCTGCATTCTGATAACCCGAACATTAACAAGGCGATCCTGCTGATCAAGAACAAGAACACCGCTGCCTATATGGAGTTAATCATCCGCTACGACTATGACGCTGATCTGGCGGTCGTCGAGCAGTCCTGCAATTCCCATGGCGAAGTCAAAGTGATCAACGAAGAGATCCCCGATGCTGTCCGGTCGTGCTTTGATAAATTCAAAAAAGTAAACGATCACATCAAGGCCAACACCCTGCCGCCGCGCGACTATTTCATGGGCGACTGGCAGTGCGACTACTGCGCCTGGAACCGTGTCTGCTGGGCGGGATACAAAGAGGAATTTGCCGAACTGAAGACTGGCGAGATGCTGCCCGACGATGTCGCGGATATGCTGCGGTACTACAAGGAACTGGGAGGCCAGAAATCCGACATTGATGCTGAATACAAGGATCTGGCCGGCAAGATCAAGGACACGCTGAAGCAGGCCGGCATACGGGAAGGCCGCGCCGGTGAATATGTCGTCAAGTTGTCGCTTATTGAGTCGAACCGAATAGACAAGGAACTGCTGACGCCTGCCGAGATCGAGCGGGCGACCGTCAAGTCCATGTCAGAACGTCTTTTTATATCTAAACCGAAGGAGAAAAAACGATGACTGTATTTGCACAGAGAGTGACCACCATTAAGGGTTTGAGCGACAAGCGCAGGCTGCCCCGCCTGGGCATTATCCGACTGGGGATCAAGCGCAAGACCGCCAAAGGCGTGGAATATCCGGCGGAGACAGAATACTTTGTCGTCCCGGATGAAGTCAAGAAGGTCTACGGCGAAACACCGACGGAGCTTGATGTCATGCTGCCGCTGAACGAACTTGATGCCGTCTTTCCATGCGCGTATAAGCACTACGGAAGCGGTAAGGGTTTGAAATGCACCGGCGACGGCGAGAAGGCATGGCGCGTGAATGCGGACACCAAGGAAATGGAAGAGATCCAATGCCCGTGCAAGCTACTGGACGAAAAGAAATGCCACCAGTCCGGAACGCTGAACGTGATTCTGCCGAAGATTAACGTCGGCGGCGTTTACCAGATCAGGACCGGATCGTTTAACAGCATTGTAGACATCAATTCCGGCATCGACTACATCAAAGCCCTGGTCGGCAGGGTTGCCATGGTCCCGCTGAAGCTGCGCAGGGACAAGACAGAAACGCACCATGACGACAAGAAGCAGTCGCATTTTACGCTGAAGCTGATCATGGACGCCAACATCGACACGATCAACCAGTTGCGGACGGACAACGTGCGGATCCTGGAATACTCGTCGCATATCGCGCTGCCGCCGCCGAAGGACGACAACCCTGAACTTGATCCGGTTGACGTCATTGACGACGTCCCTGTCGATGCCTTGCCCGAACCCGAACCATCCATGCCCCCGGCGGAAGAAGTCACGCCACAGGGCAACGTCGAGAGCCAGGAGCCGCTTCCTGATACGCCCTCACCCACTCTTATTACCGCCAATCAGCGCAAGAGATTTTACGCAATCGCCAAGGGAAGTGGCAAATCCGACGAGCAGATAAAAGAGTTTCTCAAGGCTAATATCGGCAGTGAGTCAACGGGCGACATCCAGAAGGGCGTTTACGAATATCTCTGCAATGAGGTTGTTAAATGAAGCCATCCGAACTCACTAGGCAGATGACGAAGCTATATTTACTTGCTGAACAGCACAAGCTAAACGAGGCCGCAGAATTTATTAAGGGCTTCATTATCAAATACGATGTTATTAAAAACAATACGAAGGTGAAACGTGGAACCAGTAAAAATAAATGAAATGAGGGAAATAAAGCGCATCACAAATGCGTTATACCGTGCCGCCCACAGGGATGAACTGAATCGGAAACAGCGAGAGAGATACGCTACTAATGCGGATTACAGGGAATACCAACGGCAGTACCGCAAAATATATTGGCCGGAATATGCCAAACTAACGAGGGATAGCAATGCCAGTAAGTAGAGATTATAAGGGCTACACAAAGCACAAAAGCACGGTGAGCAAGTTGTTTCCAGTGCTTAACAAATGCCCATACTGCAAAACAATGCATACCACAATGGAAATGACCCCGTTACAAAAATGGCTTTCACATTGGCATCAGGCTTGTCCAGCGTGTGTTTATAAGCGGCATGATGAGGGTAGCGGCTACAACGAGAGAAATCAGACAAAGCCACGGAGGGCAAGCGCATGATTATCACCTCATCTGAAGTCAAGGCTAGATTGTCTGAAACTGAACTGCTGATTAAATATGCCGCCGAAATCGAAGAGCTGAAATCACAGGTTGCGGATTTGCAGGAAGAGCTGGGCAACGTGCTGGACATAAAAAACCGGCAGGCGTGGGAGATCAGGTTTCTGAAAGAGGACATAGCGCGAATGTCTGCAAAAAGGTACGAAAAACGTCACTATTTGCGAACAGAAGATACAGAGGACTGATGGAAACCCGTTTGATTACGTTTAGGAAGCTGAAAGAGAATTGTGGCCATAGATACTGGTGCAGTTTTGAAAATTTTAATTCATGCGAACACAATGACGTTTACAAGGAAAACACTATCACGGCTTGTTGTAAAAGATACTGCCCCGTCTGGAAGGGGCTGAAAAAGGAGGGGAAATGAAATATTATTTTGTTGATTTCGAAGGAGAAGTTATTTCCGAAGAGGAACAAGTAAAAGGTTATTATTCTAAAGACATAAATCCAGAAATGTTTATCAGTAGAATGGCGGCTGTCAAAGAAGCGAAAAGGCAACTGAAACACAAAATAAAAGAACTGCAAGTGCAATTAACAGAATACGAGAACGAATTAAAAGGGCGGCAAGGGGCTGGTAAGGAAACGAACAGGGCTATGACCGAACCCATAGCAGCCACCCCTAAACCGCCCAAGGAGCCATATGCCTACAATCAGGATTGAGTACGAAGTGCCGGAGGGGGTACGATGAAGAAACAAAAAATGTGTGAAATATGCGGTAAAAACCCAGCAACAATACCTGATAGAGAACGAATGGGGAGGTTGATAAATCGGGTGTGCGGTTGTTGCCATGCGGCTCGGCTCCGTGGAGACATGGCTTATATCATGGAATGTCATAAAAAGCGTTGCCAGGCCTGCATCGACGCAGAGGTTAAGGAGGGGTGATGAAACACTGTCTTGATTGTAAATATGCGGTTTGGGATAGAACAGCAAAGGGGAGATTACACCCTTCGGGAGAAGGGAAATGCACCTATCCGTACAAAGTTCCTGAGTTGCCTAAATCTATGTACTGGATAGGCGGTATCCCACCAAGCCAATGCGGTGGATATATATCAAGGAAAAAAGAACTCAAAGACCATTGTGCGTATTATAATAAGGAGGCAACGTGAAAACAGCTTGGACCATCATCAAGGCCATCGGCGTGATTCTGTTGCTGTGTGTGGCATGGCCTGTTTACGCTGTGCTGTGTGTTTACGATTCGGTGGCGCATCCAGAGAGGGATAATGACGAATATGAGGGGTTTTGATGATAATTATTCATAATATTTCAAAGGAATACAGCACAACGGGCTGGCAAAACTATGAGGTCAAGGTCAACGACAAGCTGATTTGCACGTTCGATCACAAAGCCTCAAACGGTCTTGCAAAGTGCCTTGAAGAAGCTGGTGAGGCTGTCTGGCAAAAGGCGGTTTCCAACGCAAGAGAAAAGAGAGAGTATGAAGCCCACCGCCGTAAAAAGGCTTGACCTGATAACGGTTAAGTGGCTAAAAAGGGCAATAGCGTTTATGTTATCACTTTCTGTGATAGCGGGGATTATAGGCTGGGGTGCGATATTGATGGGGGTGAAATGAAGGAGAAGGCTTACGGTGGAACAAGCGATCTTTGGGGAAAGTTACTTCGCGAAGGATTCACTACTGCCGACATTCCCATAGGTGCGACGATTGATGGCATTGAAATATGCGGTAATTACAAAGGGCTTACGATAATAACATATTACAAAATGAAGGGTGAACCTTTTATTGTCACGGAGCCTGTAAAATAGGCCTGTCATGCTCCGGCAGGGTGCTACTCTTCCCGAATCCCCACACGGCACGATACCATACCGTTGCTTCCAATTTATTCAACCCGTCTTGTGTTATTATTAAGTAAAGTAACCCATCAAAATACGCCTTATAATCAGGTGTCAGGAGTCCTTCCCTTATTAACTGATAACCGATGTCGTGGAATAGAGTACCCCTGACTGTGTGTTTATTGTCCCTTGCTAAAAAAAAGGAAGCCCCATCCCAAGCATAGCCTTTTCGCCCTATTAAAACACCGTTGGCGAACAGTTCTATGAAGTCCGTCTTGATATTTTTACCGTAAATACCAGTGCGGATTTCTTCGTCCTCATAGAGTTGGAATTTATAGCCTTTTCGATAGCGCAATTTTAAACCCCTGCTTCAAGCCCCAGGATGAAAGCATCTAAAAGTTTGGCAACCTGTTCGTTCGCCTTGATTGCTCCCTTCCCTGTGAAATTCGGGACGGTGATAAATTCACTGACAATCAGTTTGAACTTCGGGTCTTTGACTTCGGTCAGCACCTTGTTCATAAGTTCTTGCCATTGTGCCTCTGTCATTGCCCCTGATTTGGCCTGTGCCAATCCGATTTTAGCAAACGGCAGAATGACCTTGACCTTTTCAGAATTGTTGGCGGCAATGAAAAGCCCTGCAAGTTTAGCCGATTTAATAGAAACATTCCCAAACAACGATGTAAAAAAATCTGCGATAGCTGTAAATAAACTCATAATTCACCTCTCTTGATTATACCTGTTATGCGTTTTGCCCTTTTTGGTGTCTGCTTTGCCCAAAGGGACTCCATCATGTATTTTGCCGCATCATCCCAGCGGTGTTCGTTAATGGCCTTTACAGACCGGATAAACTTCTTTGCGCCTGTGAAACCTAACTGGAAAACAAACGAGATTAATGCCCATTGTCGCGCTTCTGTGAACGTCTCAAATTGGGGGAATAGCACCTTGCAATCTGCCGTAGCGTGGCGAATGTCGATATCATATAGCCTGTCGATCATATCCTCGGTAATGTAGCCTGTTTGCGCCAAGTAATTCTGTATATCCGGCGGCAGGGGATTGGCCTCGATATTGTGGCCTATTCCGATCGTCCGTCGATGCGCTGAACAGTGGTACATTTTCGCCCTGCGCCCTTCGTCAGCCGTGATAAATTCCTTGAGCGTCATATCCCCTGCTCCCGTAACTTCTTCTCAATTCTGTCTAGCCTGATGACATTTGCGTTCTGACAGTTTCTCAAAGCCTTCACTTCGTCAGGCTGAAACAGCGTCATCATCCACCACACGTACCATTGCCACCAAACCTCAAAGGGGTTCATCACCGCACCAAAAGCGTTGCCACCATCCCCAATCCGGTTAAACCGACAGCGGACAGGATAGCGACTAGCCAGTTGAGCCGTGTTCTTTGTTTGTCCAGTTGACTGCACAACCCTTTAGACGGATCACCATTCCCGTATAAAGTCAAACCCTGTGTCACTAACTGCTTGTGGTTGGAAAAAGCGATGTCCAATAGTATGTTCAATTTCTCCGAATCAGTCTTGTTGTAGATGTCCTCTTTTTCATATTCGATCTTCACAGGGTTCATTTCTCGTTAATCCTCCCTCAAGGTATTTACCTAATACAACGTGCCAACTGCGCCGCTTCCCAGTGTAACCGCCGCCCCTCCTGACCCGATGGCAACGTCAGGTGAAATCTTCGTGCTTGCGCCGAAACACACACTGACCGAAACCAAAACAATCAGAATTGTTAAAAATATACGTTTCATTTCTTCCTCCATTTTAACTTTTTGCAAAGTACGTTTGCTGGCTTCGGTATCTTCATTTTAATCGGCTTGATGGTTGAATCCTTTTGAAGCATCTTCCAGTCGCTATCTTCCGGCAACCCGACAGTCACGTCTTTGTCTGTCCATTCAGCATCAGCCTCGCTTATTTCGCAGTTGTCCAGAATGGTACGCAATAACGACCCTTGTTTCGGTATCTTCTTTTTAATGACATCAATTTCATCATCCGTCGGGTTGACAACAATAATCTCTTCCGTTTCCTTAATCTCACCAAACGGATGAGGGAGCAGTTCTGGATCACCACCATTACCCATGCAGGGGTGATCGGATGCGTACCATGACCGCTTCACTTCTTTGGTTTGCTTGTCGCGCAGAATAAATAACCAGTTGACTTCACCCGATGAGGTGACATATCTTTGAGAGAAAGAAGGCGAATATCCTCCCCATGCTTCAGCTAAAGTAATCTGTGCATAATATGAAGTCCATCCAGAAAAGGTTGCCCGACACATATAGAGCTTCGGGAAAAACCCGTAGGATTCTCCCGGCAGGGTAAAAGTCCCGACCCCAACACCTTCCCCGACGGCTGTTTTGAGTTTGGTTTGAGAGATTGCGGACGCGGCCATCTTTGCTTCTGTGACGTGACCATCATAAATATTCTCTGTCTTTACCGCATTGTCGGCAAGTTTAGCATTGGTCACAGCATCCGCAGCCAGTTTAGCCGTTGTGATTGACAAGTCCGCAGGGGCGCCTAACCGTGAATCATTACCAGCGCAAGCCTGTGTCGCCCCTGTGCCTAGTGTCCTTAATGATGGAGTAGCAGCGGCAGCGTCCTTAATTGCTGAACTGATCATCGCGCCGGTGATTTCGTTGCTCAGGTTTGTAATTACTGGTTTGTTGTTGGCGAAATCCCAAACACTCTGCCATGCGTTATTCGCCTCGTTGCGTAATTTTAGAATGTTTGCTGTGGTATCAAACCACCACATTCCGGCCACGGTGTTTGCTGGCTCAGTCGCCCCGGAAAAAGCGGATTTTAAAGCGGCAAAGTTATCCTCGAACGCCTGTAAATCCGTTGTTGCGGTATGTGCTGATCCGTAACAGTCATCTGTGAAAACTTGCGACATTGTAACCCCCTAATATTATAAAGTATTTAGTCTGGCATATTCGCCAAAGTTCTCAATGGCGGCATTGTTATAAGCCAACGCCGCATCTTCTTTTTTAGAAAAACATCCCAACACGCTACAATGACTCATATCTTTACTCCTTCTATCCTTTCGTTGCCCCTGCTTTAGCAAAGATGGCTTCTATTGCTTGTTTTTTTGCTTCCAACGTACTGTTTGCTGTATCGCACTTCGCCAGCCTCGCCTTGATTTCCGTTTCAAACTTTTCGTCATAGGGGAGGCAGTGCTTTTCTATGACCTTGCCTTCATCATTAAGGAATTTAATGTAAACGTAATCAATTCCTTTCGTTGTAACTATCGTATCAATTACATATTTCATGATGCGTAAGCCTTCATATTAAGGTTTTTAACGTATAGATTTGCGTCAAGCACCGGGTCTGTAATATAGACCAGTACCTTGACATATCTCGCGCTGACTGTCGGGCTTAACACGGAAGATATTGCGATTGAGTTAGTCGGGGGTGATGTTTCCCCATAATACAAGACCGCGCTCAACGAGTCTGCCGCTTCCATGTCAAATAGGGCTTTCCATGCGTCATCCGTCGCCCAATCAGCCCATGTCTGTGTGCCTACCGTGTTTGCCCATGTCGGCGTTCCAGCGACATAGTAAGTTAAGAAATCACCTTCGATTCTAGCTGTCTTAATTGAACCGAGATCATACTCAACCGACAACCACGAACCGAGTAAATTATCATTGGTATGAGAGCATTTAAGGGCGTTGTCGCTTTCAGGATCAGACAAAACTCTTTCCGTGTTGCTGTGTGATCCCGTCGAGTAGTCCCACGTCCATTCATTCTCTAGGGTTTCAGTAATAGGAGTATAAACCATGCAAGTCGTTGAACGAGGTGTTGTCCCGTACAGACCGGAAGTATCACAGGTGTTCATCCAGAAAGTGTAAGTTCCAGGTCTAACACCCGGAAGATAAATAATCGCAGATACCGATCTGCCGACCATCGTACCACCGGCCCATGTCGTCCCTGATCGTACCTCATAGAAAGCAATATCAGGGTCATCAAGTGCCGGGGCATATATTTTAACTGAATTACCAGTTACAGCAACGGAAACGCCACTGACCGATGAAGGAGGAGTTGCCGACCTTCCGACAATCGTCTTTGATGCCGTTGCACCATTGGCAAAGACTTGTTTTGATCCGTAAGTGGTACAGGACACAAGCCTGACCATATAGGTTTCGCCTTCTTCCACGGGGTCAAGGGTGTATGAAGTGACGGCCTTTGTCTGGAATACCCAATCACCAGACCCGACCTTTGTATAAACATCAGCATACGACCATTGCGGATAGACTGACTTCGCGGGAGGCGTAAATGTGACGTTCAATCTAACGTAAGAGCGTTTGCGATAGTAATAGACTTCTTCTGTTAAAATGATATTCCCGACAGACGGAATCGGGTCAAGGATGGACGGCAGGGTTGTGTCATCCCATGTATAGTCAGATAAATTATAAGTATCGTCATACATGGCCGCTGTTTCTTCCACGGCAATAATAGCCACTTCTCCCGTCTGCGTCGCTGTTGTTTCCATGACCCTGAATAGTTTTAACGCCCAGCCATAAGCGGCAACGGTCACGCGGATAATATCGTAAGGTTCAAGAGCCATGCCCCGCGATCCCATTACAAAGGAAATGGTCTTGTTGTATCGGAGTCGTTCAAGGTTGTAATTGGCAATCTTTTGAGCATCATCAAGGTTGTCAATGCCTCTGACGTAGATTTCCTTTTCCCGGTAATCTCCGTCTGCCGTGATTGCATCTGAATCAGAAAGAACATAATCGTCAATCTGCCATAGCTTTTTCTCGTTGTAGAATTTCATCCTGACGGCGTTTGGAGTCCCGAATATATCCGGCTGGACGATTGCCAAAGTGCTTCTTCCGTTGACCTCAACGATGTCATCTTCGTCAATGTCCATTACGGATGATTCGTAATTAAGGTCTGTGTATTTCATTTTGAAGTTCGTGCCGGAGTAAACCACGTCACCTCTGAAACACCCTAGAATCTGCGCGAGGTTGTCCACCACGGAGTTATTCTCTAAAATACATAGATTGCACGTCCATCCCTTTGTTGTGCAATAGGCAGCGGCCGCGTTGACTAATGTGTCATCTATTCTCGCAGAAGCTATTTCCATGCCGCCTCTGCATGACCTTCGTGTCAGGAAGTCCCTTGAGCATATAGCGGGATTGGAGGAAAATGCCGTTGTTTCAGTCGCCGGATCGTAAACCTTCAACCCGTCAACAACGACGGTAATTTCGGGGATGGAAGTAAAGACATCTGGGTTAAACGTCAACCTTACATATATATAAGCCGTGTATCTTAACGGATCAGTCCACGCTGGTATTGCTGAATGAAGCGTTGAATTAACCGTCTGTGTGGATGTTCCAGAAGCAAATTCATAATAAAACGAATCACCGAATGAGGTATAAATCTTGTCGTTAAGGTATATTTGAGGAACGCCGCTAACAACCGCAATCCCTTCAATCGGCCCTTCGCATAGCGTACCGACAATGTGCAAATATTTATTATCAGTTCCGCTTGTTCCGATATATACACGGTTAATGCCAACTCTCTGACGGCCATAGACCAAAGGCAAGGCAACCTGTGAATCAGTCGTGTTGATTAATTGCCCTCTAGCAGATGTTTCTTTTGTTGCCTGTGCTGATGACCCCGCAGAACCAAGCCCACTGCCCGATGATCCACTGGTCAACGCTTGCCCGATCATCGACAACCCCATGCCAACAATAGCCACACCACCGACATATATAGCAGCGGACAAAACATAAGCAGCAGCAACAGCTATGGCGGCGGGAGCTCCCGACACTGTGCCAACGACGGCCCCCACAATGACCCCTGCCAACCAAGTAGCCCCCGCCCACGCATGAGCGTCTTGCGGGACAATAACCAAAACTAAAATTAAGCCTGTAATAAATGGAATCACAACCGCCTCGCCATAATGATTTTAGCCTTCCCCGAAATAGTGAACGACCTCACACCGCAATACTCAAAGCAGACCATCGCCTGACCGTTACCCGCGTAAATCCCCGGAAACACATGACCGCGCCGATCTTCCAAAAGTATATAATCACCGGCAACGACTAACGCCGGATTGACTTCACTTCCCATCGTTTGGGAAAACTCTTTTAACTTCTCAAAAGTCGATTCGGTTCCCGAAGGGTAAAGCTCCTCGAAGTTATCTAGGTTAATCCCCTGATAACTGTCCGGTGGATTTTTACCCAACGTCTTTAAAACCGAATGACAAAAGCCTAAACAACTATACCCATTGACCGGATCATTGTGTTTATGGCTTGCCGGTTTCATGGCAAAGTCACCGATGATTTCAGCAAAGGTCTTTTTTTGCTCTCTCATTGCCCGCCCCACTTGATTTCTGTTCCGGTGATACTCGGCAGAAACCGAAAGCCGCCGAAATAATCACTGTTGCCCAAAGCCTTGCATCGTGGATAACTCTGATCGCACCATGTTTCATGTCCGGCATAGGTACATTCAAGCCCCTTGAAAACCCACGGACAGGATGATGATTGTGTCCTCAGTGTCTTTTTAGACCACAATACAAATTCATTCTGGATAGTGATGGTTGCCTTTGAATCCTCTGAAAGCTCCCATCCACCGATGATGCCACGCATAAATTCTTCCGTGACAATCTCCGTTACTCCGGCTGTTTCCGTGACGGCCCCAATATACAACTTGACAACCTTGTTCCTTACGTCCTCACCTAATAGGATCGCGCTCATGGTCTTGTCTGTATCGTCAATTACAATATCAATGGAAGATGCAGACATCCCCGAAGTAGCGTTAATGTTGTCAAAGGTGAACGTGCGCGGCAGAAAAGGGTTGCCGTCAGCATCGTAAATAGTCTCTTCCGTTTCGTTGTATCTATAAGTCGCAGACGAAAAGACAAATTCAACCATCGCAAAAAAGCGCAAATACTCTTTTTGCAGTTCGGCAGAGATGTCGGAATTAATGATCCTCATATATGCGATAACCCTTTAAGTTTAATTCCCGTCCGGTACAAGGCCGCTGTAAAAGCAGACCGTGAAAGCTCTTCCTGAAATCGACACCTGATTCTTAGGTATCCGGTAAAGTCACAGGTGATAAGGGCATTGGCCGCCGGTGCGGTTAAGAAATTAACCCTGTCCGATGATCCAGCTCCACCACCAGTTAATAATGTGTATTCCTCTGTCGCCCGTAATGCAACACCGCTCACATAGATTTGTACGTTCGACGTGGACTTGCCGGGGATGTCAAATGTCGTGGTTGTGCCGTCACCGATTCCAAGATAACATCCGCTCCATGTCGTGCTTTCCAATGAGTAAAAATAAAACGGTTCAAATGTCCCTTTACGCGCCTGATAGAAGTTCCAGAGCGTCTGCATCTGCGCCATTGTCAGAACCGAATAAGTCAGCGTCACGTCATACTTGGGATATAGGTTCTTCTGCCTTCTTTGTTCCTTCCCTGAATCGAACGCCGAAATAGTGGTGTTCCAGTTGATTCGTATGTCATATGGCCAATTTGGAACGGGCGTTGTAGGATAGACTTCGCTCATTTCAGCAACTTCCTCATGTCGTTACGGGTTTTATTAGACTTCATGCCACTCATGACCGGCCCGATCAATGCAGACGGATTCCTTTTGCAAAGTTCGGCAAAGGACTTCGCGTCAACGGCGTTTATATTAATGGTGTATTGATTGAGGTTCGCGCTGTCGCCGGACTTTTCCTGTTTCTGACCGGCCTTGCTTTTCGGGATTACTTCCTCTCCCTTCTGTAAAATTGCAGGGTATTCGTCAGCAGACAGACCGTTATGTAAGCGAGGCGCCCCGGCAAAGGCATAAGCGGGGAGCATTACGCCTGTCGTGTTTCCACCGACAATACCGCCTTCATGAAACAGACCGCCGAGGATAGCACTGAGGCCGGTCCCAACGGCTGAAATCGACGCACCTGCCATTGCCATAGCCTCTTTGCTTGTGATCCACTTAATGACCATCTCAGAACACATATCGGTGAATCGTTTAAGGATGGAATCAAACATGGAGGAGAATATATCCCTCATGGATACCGTTTCACCCTTGAGTAACTTAAAGAAACCGTCGCTTAAAGAGTTCTTCATGGCATCGGCTGTGGTCTTTGCCATATCCTGAGCTTGCTCAAACTCTTCGCCTACACTCTTGCGCCATTGTGCTATTCCAGATGACCAACCCTCAAAGAAGTTGCCGGTGTATTTTTTAGATTCAATCCATTCCTTTTCGTCGAGGGTGTTTATTTCCATCACAAGAAGTTTCTGCTTCTTTTTCAGTTCGAGGATTTCTTTTTCTTTTTCCTGTGATGCACCCTTGGCCTCAACGTAAAGCAGTTCGGCTTCAAGTTTCTGCTTGTCCAGTTCCAGACTCTTTCTTTTGACTTCGTATTCGGCCTTTAAATCTTCAAGGTTCGAAGTCCCGCCGTATTTCGCTTTCGCGTCATAGAGTTCCTTTGCAAGATCAATTTCTTTTTTATCAATTTCAGACTGTGCATCTGCCGATGTCTTTTTCAGTTCAAGGATATTAAGTTCCTGTTTTCTTATAATCTGTGCTCGTTCCAGTGCGTACTTCTGAACGTCCTTGTTATATTCAAGGTCTAGCTGAGATAGTTTGTCTTTGTTGCCTTGTGCGGCGGCTGTTGCAGATGCGTAATAGGTTTCTAAAGCCGCTTCCTGTTTGTCGAGAGCTTCCAGTTTGGCCGTCAGAGCATCCTTGCCAGCGGTGATTTCCATTTTTGCCGCATACTCAGCCGCATCAATGGCCTTCTCGTAAACGTCCTTTGCGATGTTCCATTCAGTCCAATCGGCTGAACCACCGCCGCCTTTGGTTACTGCTGGCGTGGTGGTACCAGTATCACTCGTTTGTTTTACCATTGCACTTGCGAGGTCTTTTGAAGATGCAGTCATGGCGGCAAAATTATCTTTTGCGGTTTGCCACAACTCACTAGATGCACCACCAGCGGCGTCGGCTTGCAATGCCCAATATTGCTTATCTTTTTTTGCTTGAGCACCACCTAAAGAGTTATCAAACGTCACAAAATCAAGCAGTGCGTTTGCACCTTCAGCTATCTTGAAAATGCCCTGTGAAATCTTTAATGCGGCAGCAGCAACCATCTGGAAAACGCCGTATAAACCAAGTCCGGCACGAATCAAACCTTGACCCATGAGTAGTTGAAGTTCATCAAGTGAAACTTTCAGCCTGTCCATCTTGTCTCTTGTGGTATCTGCCTGATCGCCCATCCTCTTGATGAGGTCTTCACCGGCCTTGATGGATGCGTTAAGAAACGCCTGTTTCCTTTGTGTGTCGTTAAGTTTTTCTGCGGTAGTTCCTAACTCTAGCGCATATTCCTCGTTAGCTTTTGCAACGTCAATGATGATGCCGAGGTTATCCAGTTTTAATTTACTTGATCTGGCAACGGCCAAAGATATGTCGTCAAATGCCTGTGTCACCGACTGTCCCGTAACCCTGGTGGTCGCCCGCGCAATTTCCATCAACTTGACAATCTTGTCAGGATCAATCCCCATCATCATGGCGGTTCCAGCCTTGTTCACCAGAGTCATGCTGTCGACCGTTCCGCCGGAAACCTTTTTTAAACTTTCGAGTATCTTCTCCCCGTTTGCCTCATAGGAGGCAGCAAGGTTAGCAAAACCGATCTTCTGCTGTTCAAAGTTCGCGGCTTTCTCGGCAATGTCCCAGGCCCTGCTTACGGCAAAATATGCTGCGGTTACTGCGGCAGTAGCCGCCAGCCAGTTCTTTTTCCACTTCTCGATGAATCCGGCTTGCACACCATACTGCGCCTCGTCTATGGCCTTGATCTTGGCAGCCGCCGCTTCCTTCGCCCTTCTGATTTCGTCGTGCGATGACAAATGAGATTTCTTAATGGCGTCAAGATGGTTTTGGATGTTCTTTCTCATGGCGTTATACATTTCGTCAGATTTTGTCCCGACGATCTTGAACGCCTTGTTGATGTCGGCAGAGTTCTTCTCCGCACCGGCCAATATTTCCTTTTGCGCCTTCGTGTATTTCGTGGCGTCAAGCGCAAGCTCAACGTACATTTGGCCAACTGGTTTACCTTCAGCCATTATCTGCCCTCAACGATTGCCCGAATCTTCTCATATGATTCATGGATTGCCTGACGCATAAAAGGTTTTGCCCCGCCCTTCCAAGCGCCGCGTCCATACTCCATTTGTGTTGCCCACCACGTCTTGTCGTTTCCCGCGATAACAAGGATGTTATCAACGCCTTTCCTTTCAGTTACGCGGATGGTGTTCCTCATTGCCCCAGGTGTCCGTTCAGTCCAATACTTCCCGACTGCCGGACGAGTAATCGTGCCGACAACGCACTTCGCCCTTGCTGCGTCGCGGATTGCTTCAGCGGCCTTTTTAATTCGTGCCATTCCAGCCGCCTTAAACTCGCCGTCATACTTCTGAAGGTTCCAATCAATTCTGCTCATCTCGCCTCTTGCTCAGGTAATGTCGAAAAGTCTTTGTGACCTTCTCCACGCACTCGCGCTGATCCTTAACGCCGTATAAGTCCATGACGGTCTTGACGGTCTGCAAGTTAATGTCGATGATTTCTCCCATTCCCGCCGTGATGACCTGATTCCGGCACATGATGTAAACCGTTCCCGCGTCCCTGTTCTCTTCCAAGAGGTCAACACGGCACGATTCGCACCTTGATTCACTCCACGGTTCGCCATTCAGCTTTGTTGCCCTGCACTCTTCGCAGTGTGGTGCTTGGGTGGATAACCACTCCACCCATTCAATCAGTTTTTTTCAGATGCTTCCTTGTTCTCGACCATCGCGCCTGACAGGATTTCCAGACAACGATTCGCAAACCTCAGAAACTCCATCGAGCCTTTAATAAGCAGATATTTATTCTCTGCCGTTGGAGGAATAGGTTTCCCTTGCGGATCTGTGATGTTCCAATCAGAAATGATCTCATCCCAAAAGGCCATTCTCTCAGCCTTTTCCTGTTCCGGTGTCTGTTCGTAAGTGGTGATAAGTTCCATCTTCTTTGAGGACGGATTCATAACAGGGGTGTTAACTTTCTTCCCTTTGAACTTCTCTGAAATTTCCCTGTTCCTGTCCGGGTCCATCCGCCGGAAACAAATCTTTTCCGTTGTTGAAGGTTCACCCCATGTCACCTCTCCAGTTAAAGGATCAACCTTCGATTCCTGATATGGAAACCACTCACCAATGCCTAATTTGGATATGTCAAACATTCCTTGCCTTGCCTTTCTGTGCGGTTACGCACCTGCTGTTAAGCACCACGGACCAGTGCATTTACCCGAAAAAGAAATCGTTCCGAGTCCAGATTTATCCATTCCGATAGGAACTGCTGTCAGATACAATCCAGCCGCCGCAAGCCCACCTGATCCCGTTGTTACGTTAGGAGTCCAGTAACTTGTGTTATCCACATACAGACGGATATTAGCGATCTTGCTATTGTTCAGCATTGCACTGACAAGGATGCCCTGCCCCGTTGTGTCTGCCGGATCATACAAGCCCGCAAATTCAACCGTGCCGTAATCCAGAAGGCCGGTCATGTACTGTTTTGCGGTGTCACCGAATGAGGTTGTCTCTAACTGATCAACCGTGATACCGTTCAGCTTCCATGATCCCATGCCGACGACGGTATTCGCCCCCAAAGTCACCTTTCCTTTATTTCCTGCTAAAAATGCCATTTTCAAATCCTCCTCTTTGTTTAGGGCAACAAAAAAACGCGGTCGTAGAAGTGTAGGCTCCTACAAGCCGCGCTTAATTTGTTCTTGCGTTCCCCTCCAAGTGGCCACTCTTTGGGAAAACCCTAAATTTTAAATTATTTTACTTTTCTCCTTTTGACGCTTGACTACTTCCTGACTCAATTTATAAAGTTCCCATGTTGCCTGATCCACGGTCATCTTTGTCAGATGCCCAACCTTGATTGCCGTATCAACATATATTTTATATCCGGCTTTTCGTAAGTCATGGCAGAAGCCAATGTCTTCACCTATCTCGCCACCTTCCACGGTCTTTCTGAATCTAAACCACGGATCAGGAATCCTTGTAAAAACTTCCGTGTCATACAGGACACACCCCGTTCCGGTTGCGTCAACTTCCACAAGTTCGCCTTCCGTCCATTCTGAAATCGTCGAATACTTTGTCATGTCGCCCGTTAACATGAGGGGATCAAAGGGCGGATAGCGGCGAAACAGAAGCGCACCAACCACAGGCAACCGATGGGATAGTAACCGTGTTATCGTGTCCACAGGATAAACCTGATCCGTGTCCATCAATATCAAATGGGTGCAACCTTGCATTAAGGCATCCCTGACAATGTTATTCCGCATTTCTTCAATCGGGCCGAATGAACTTCTCAAGAAAACAAAGTCCGGTTTCTCCATGCAGATAAAGGAATCAAAGAACGCCGATGGAATCATGGGAAAATTATTCGGAATCCCTATGCCGAGTTTTAAGTTACTGATTCTCACTTGACCGCCTTTCCTACAACGCGCGTGTGTATAATATTCAAAGTCTTATTTGTGACAACATCTTCAATTTCCGTAATGGTGAAATTCGCCTTAATTCCATACAGGTCACGATGTTCTTTGTTTGAGTAATAAAGCCATGAATTACGATTCCAAAACGAAACATGATTCGGGTCTTGAAATGCCCCTCGTCCATCCGTTGAAGGAGTTGACGATTCAAACACCCCCCCAGGTTTTAACACCCTCCATATCTCTGTAATAACGCCGATGGTTTCCCCTAAAGGGATATGCTCAAGGAAATCATAAGCCCTGACTTCATCAACTGAACTATCCGCAAAAGGGAGTCCCTGTCTTACGTCAGCGACTAAATCCGGCTTTACTTCCGGCCTCATGTCAATATTGACGTACCCCTCTTTGTGGTGATAACCACATCCGAGGTTTAGCTTTGTGAAATCTCCAACGTAAAAAGCACTTGTCTGTTTATTCCAAAAGTCCTTTCCCCATTTATCCGCAATGTTCCTGTCACAGTCTTTGAGTATCTTACCGTAATCAATTTGCTTATCATCTTGCATTTGCCGGAAGGTCTGGCTCCCTTCGTGGTGGACGTAAACATCCCTTGCAATACCAATCTTATAACCAGCCTTTTTCGCCCTGAAGCAGAAATCTATTTCTTCCCCTGAACACGGCCACATTGATTCGTCAAACTCCCCTATCTCTTCAAAAAGGGATTTCTTGAACACCATCAGGAAACCGATGACAAATGAAACGTCGTCTATGATCCCGGCGAATGTGTCCGCAGCCTGTTTCGCAACCTCGTTCAGTTCGTTAATGTTTTCATAAATCGGAGCTGCTACCTTCTGGACACCTGCGCAATATCCGGTAGTCGGGCCGACGATAGAGTATTCGTCTAAAAATTCTGCCAGCCTGTTAATTGCCCCTGGTGTCACGATAACGTCATTATTCAAGAGGCAAATAACGTCACCTTTCGCTTCACGAATCCCCTGATTAACTGCCGCTGGAAAGCCGAGGTTGAGTTCGTTGCGGATTAAAGTCACATCCACAAATCCAGCGTAAGGCTTTTCAATCGGCGGAATAGAACCGTTGTCAACAAGGATCAGTTCATAATCCTGTGTGCATAACCTGACGGCCTCAATGCACTCTTTGGTGAGTTCGTGTTGGTTATAAATAGGGATGATTACAGAGATCATGTCTTCCTCACCAGCACATTGTATTCGACGTAATAACTCCATCCTCTTTGAAGCCCGTCCACTGTTTCAAACTCTTCCGATGTCAGCCCCTCGCCCCCGCGCACGAACTCCACGATGCTTGAGCCGGTCACGGTGAATGTGCAATTATCAAACAATGATTTTAAATCAACCATCGCAGTATGAATTTCACTCGATGATGCGCTTGTGGAAAAAATGGTGAACTGAATGAGAATGTCATCCAGCTTTTCCGTAAATGTATCATCAGGGCGGCTTGATATATGCTGAAACACGGCATAAGGCAGTGTCGTTCCTTCCGGTGCATAGGTGTTATACAGCCGCCCTCCGATGTCCGTATAGAACGAATTGTGCGGAGCCGCGTTGAAGTATGTCATTAATCCTGTGTAGAAATTCTTCACGACGTTTCCTTACAAAGTAAATCAAGATACTCATTTGCCATGTTCGGGTTAATCGGCGGTGCAATGATGCTAAAATACAATGTCCCGAACTTAATCCGCATTGCCGACGTTATCCCTGGCTGATACCTGATCCTGACCCTGTGCGTTACCTGCGCGCTGGTCTTCATGCCCTCGATGACATCTGCCGCACTCAGGGGCCAAATAGCGGCCCAAACTTTATGCTCATCTTTCGCCGTTGCCCAAACATCAGAGTAACCGCCCAAACCGTCAGCAGTAGAGGTCTTGCTTTGGATCTCGATTCTTTTATTTAGGCTTCCAGCGTTTAACATCAAAAACTCCACAACTTGTAAGAATACAGTAAATTGTAAACCGCCTTGTTCTCAAATATCTGCCTGTCGGTGTGGATCTCCCTCATGTTGTAGTAGTCAGCGGCCAGCAATTTGATTGCCGCCTTGATGGAATAGGGAACGTCAGCGGCCTTGGTCCAGCCGCAAACAAATCTGATCGTGATGGGATTGGAGGGATAAAGAGTATCTGCCGGCCATGATTCACCGTAAGGTAATACGATTCTGCCGCGGTTCTCTTTGTTGGTTTCCACAAGGTAATCAGTCGTCACAACAAGCGTGGTTTCCGTCCCGTCACAGTCTTTATATTTGACCGATGAAACGCTCTGAAGGTTCCCATAGGGCAGTTCAATGTAATCACCGTCAGGCCATTCGTTGAGACAAATATCATGTGTCTGAGTCAATAAAGCCCTTGCCGTGAAATCCTCGACCCGTTCCCGGGCGGTCAAAAGGACGGCATTTAGAAGTTCATCCTCGTCGCTGTGGTCTATTCTCAGGTGAAGTTTTAACTCCGCCAGCGATACAGGTTCAAGAATCGGACGAACAACGCACCCTGGGCCTGTGGTTGCCGTTTCAGCGGTCAAAGGAACATCAGCGACCAGCATCAAGCCTTCAAGTTCATAAACCGATCCGTCAGAGGCCGTTGCCTTACAGGTGATTAAATAGTCCGTCCCGTCCGTCCCCGCCTTGACCCAAACAAAAACAGACTGGCCGCTGATTGACTGGCTTGCAACTGTGGTGATCGTGGCCGTGGCATCCACGCCGGTTGACACGACCTTTGCTGATACAACAGCCGATGAAATAGTCAACGTGCTGGCTATGGTCGAGAAATCAAACTCGATATAATACGATTCACCTGTCTGCTTTGTCCTGAATCGGTCCATATTTAATTCCTTATGCTGCTGCTGCCGTTACCGTATAAGTTACTTTCAAGGTGTCGCCGTTACCCACTGCTTGATCGCCGTCGGTAAATGCCGCCGTGCAGAACAGAACGCCGGATGTTCCGGTTGCCGCAGAGGAGAGGAAAGCACCCTTTACGGTCATTGAACCGGTGCAAGGGAAATCAACCGTTTCCGCATTGGTGATGCTCTTGCTCGATGCGGCCCCTTCCGTCCACTCAAGCCGATCTCCGGTGTAGTCCGTTCCTTCCGTCCATCCGGCGTGAGAGGCGAGGGTGTCTGCTGCTGCCAATGTTCCCGTTCCTGTAATCAGGCCGATGTACCAGGTTGAAATCTGCGTGGCGGCGTGAAAATAGACGTTAAGGACACTGTTTAACCCTTCATCCGTTGCCGCGTTGTCGGCCTCTTTTTCCCATTTGAGCTTTCCGTCTTTGTCGTAACACTCAAACTTGAATTTGCCTTTTAAATTTAAAGTTGCTTCCATAATTCACCCCTTAATGTACATATTTGATGCTGTTATTATTGAATACCAGTGAAACTTTTAAATCCCCCGCCGAGTATGTGACCGCGCTGACGGAGTAAAGAGTGGTTGCACCAACGGCACCCGCAATGGCAATGGCAGCGGTCAACGTCTTTACAAAATCAGCCACTTCACCATTAGAGGCGGAAAGGCTCATGTTTACCAATGCACTGCGGATAAAATCCCCAACCTCTGAATCGCTGGCCGCCAAATTAATCCCCACTGTGGCCGCCCGCACAAAATCAGCCAGCTCGGAATTGGAAACAGACAGACCTAAACCAGCAGAAGCCGATACCGGGAAGTCCGCTACTTCACTGGATGCCGTTGTCATGTTCAAGGCTACTGCCACGGCCACTATAAAATCCGCTACCTCTGCCGGAGTAACCCCAAGAGATAAACCAACTGATGCGGAAGCCGGGAAATCGGCAACTTCTGACGGATTTGAGGCAAGTGACAATCCCGCACTCGCGGCTTTCACAAAGTCGGCAAGTTCACTGTCAGATGGAGTCAAACTCATGCCGACGGTACAGGCTTTATTGTAACTTGCCCTGTAATCCACTTCAACCCATAACTGATAGCAACAAGCAGCTTTGTAGTTTTTTTTATCAGTGGCATAGTTGGTGAGTGAATCACCCGCTATCAGTGCGTCAATCTGCTTCCATGTCCACGCCTCTGAAGTATATGGGTTTGTCGTCCACGTTTGGGAATATAAAGCAACTGTGTCAGTTAATGCCTGATTATCCCCGTATTCGGTGTCACTTACCCTAATCATCGGTTTTACATAGGCAGTCCCGTCGGAGGTTCCGTATAAAATATACTTCGCATAAAGTTTTACCGTTACGGAGTTTATCGTCCCTAACTCTGCGTATTGGTTCGGGAAATCGTAAAGGTCAGTCTTGGTTGATGTTAATGTGTCGGGGTTAAAACAATAATCAGCTTCGTCCTTCGTCGCCTCGTCAATCAGAATATAGTGAGTTACCCCGCTGGAACATTTCTGTTGTGCGGTAGCGGTATCTGAATTAGGACGAAGGATTAAAGTTGACATCAGGCCACCTCAAACCAAGACTCAAAAACAGCAACACCACCAAACCCCTGCTCCACTATGACCTTTTTCGTGGCCTCGGTCATCTTTGCTCTTTCCGGTTCAAGGATGTTCTTCAAGTCGCCGCTAGACTTTTCAGCAGTATCAGCAGATAAAGAGGTTGTGACTCCTGTCGCCTCAATAAGCGTCTTGACTTCTGAAACCGTCTTGCAACTCGTAACCGCATCAGCCCTCACGACGTTAAACTCACGATTTTTCTGTATAGCTTCCAGACAAACCAAAGCCCTCGCAACGTCTTTATCCCCCTCGTATTTCCCTTTTAAAAGCGTACTCTCCTTCTCGCTTAAAAAGGGGCACTTCAAAGACAGCTTAAAACACTTCATGGGAGATTTAATCTTGTTGATAATCATCAACCGGATATCTTCGCCCAGCTCCATACCCACGGTTTCCAGACACCACACGCCCCAGCCTTCCTCAAAATTAGGATCATCCCTATACCCGGCAAATACCTCCCCGATGGTCAGACCTTCCTTGATCTTGCTCTGCGGAGCAACAGCGTCCTCACAGGCAATGCCCTTTATTAGCGCAAAATAATCAGAAAACTTGGAATCAAGGGTTAGCATTTTTCTTCAATATCTCTCGTTCTTCGTCCGTTAGAAAATCAATCTTTTCATCTTCCAATAGCGATAAAGCGTGTTCCGGCTTAACCCTTGTCATGATTCTTTTACGAATAGACGGGTCAAGTTCTTTGCCCGCTGTCTTGAGTAATACCTTTGCCCATCGCTCTTCAAACCAGACCTCGCCACTGCCAAACTTCTTCAACGCCTCATCAACAGTCGTCGCGGCACTCCGGTTTATCATCCTGTTAAATAAAGTAATCCCCGGTTCACACGCGTTCCTCTTGACTAATATCTTCAAGAGGTCTTTTAATTTACTGTCTTTGGTGATCATTAAAAACCTATCAGGACGGGGCTTTCACCCCGCCAAATTAATTTTATTCGCCGGTAATCGTCAAGGCCGCTGCCACTTGTGCATAACCGATCATGTACCAAATAGTACCGTCACAAATCATGTCGATACGATCCCCCGGAAGTGCCTTATTGTGAACGAATGTCGCCGTTGTTCCACCAGCAGAAACATCTGCTCCCGATCCATCGCCCGCGACGACAACCAAACCTTTTAAAACTTTCTGTGTGGTCCCATTAGTGACGATAGTATAACCGTTTGAAGTAGGAGCCGTGTGGACAATAAAGGTGAACCTCAATCCAGCAGCCGGAGCGGGAAGTGTTGACTGAAAACCAGCAGCCGCTTTAAGGAAAAAAGTCTTTCCGTTTTCGTCCGCAGTAATAACATTCGTCGCTTCCACGACTTCGATTGCCGGGGAGATTGCAACACCCGCAAATTTCAGAGAACCACCCGCTTCAATGTCAATATCACCACCATCAGCGACGACAAAACTTTCGCCGCCACGTTTCCGATATACTTTACTTTGATATGTTGCATCTGCCATTTTAAAGCCTCCATTCTCCTGTGGTTTCCCCGGTAGGGGCCGGAGCGACCCCTACCGAGTAGCTATTAAAAGCCAGGTGTTAAGCTACGGGAGCATCCAGAGGATGGCCCTTGACGACGATGATCGACATCGGCATGGAGACGGCCCCCGTTTCCGTGTAGGTAAGCTGCAGATACCGCTTGCCGCCGATATAGCCGAGCTTGTAAAGCGTGTTGTCTTCGTCGGTACTGTCGATGGTGAGGACGACGCCGCTGGAAACGGTCAGATCCAGCATGTCAGCCGTGGTGACTGCCGTGTAGGTCGTTCCATCATCGGAGTGGTCCATCGTGAAAACGAGTTTGTGGGACGCACTAAGGCCGGTTCCTGCATCGGCCCCTGTATCAATCAGGATTACGCAGGAATTAAACCCTGCAAGGTCGATGTCGGTATGAACGGCCGTCTCGGAAATCGCTATCGGATGGAGCACCGAAACCGCTTCGATGTTATTGTAAAGGTCTTTCATATCATTGCCTCCTTATGGCATTTTTTAAATGGGGCTGTGTTTCAAGCCCCTGTTAATGTTAGCTGGCCGCAATCTTGAACGCCTTGATTGCTTCGTACATCACGATTCCGCCGCCCACTCTTTTGGTCGTGTAAAACGCCACATAAGGCTTTGCGGTATAGGGATCGCGCAGGACGCGGGTTCCGAAACGGTCAATGATCAAATATGCCCTTTTGAAATTGGCGTAAAAGATCGGGTATTTCCCGGCGCCGATGTCATCAACATTGTCATCGTACTCAACCGGTTTTCCCAAAAGAACATCAGGCGCACCTTCGATAAGGCCCGGACGCCAAATGTAATTGCCGTCACCGTCTTTGAGTTTACGGATGGTCTGACAAGTGGAATCATTCATCAGGAACGCGGCCCCGTTGCGATAAGAGGTTTTCAGTGCATGCTGAAGGTCAATCAACTTGTCGCAGTTATTTAACAAAGAAGCGTGACCACTCGCGATATAACCGACCTTTCCCCAAGCGTAAGAAGCGTTTGCGATCATCGTATAAGCCGCAATGCCCTTCGGTTTTGATACGCCGTCGCCTCTGATGAAAGCGTCGCCTTCTTCGTCGTTAAACTCGACACCGACTTCCTCAGCCAGCCATGCGCCAATATCAATTCGGCTGTCATCCAGAAGGGTCTGTGTGGCATAAGGCATCGCATAAAGCTCTTTGGTGTTGATTGCGATTTCCGCCAGCGTCGGGGTGCTTGTCTCTGCGCGAGAACCTTTTTCAGCAACCCATCCGGAAGTGGCCCCGCCCTGATTAACCAGCTTCTTATAGGTGTCAGTGGAAATACCACGGACAGTTGCCAGCCGACGCATGGATGAAAGCGTACCCTGAACGCGGTCAATGGCCGTATCCACTTCTTCGGGGACCGTAAAGCCGCCGTCGGGATCAGACAGGGTTGACGCGGAAGCCTGAATGTTAATGTCCTTCACGGATTCGATGTTACCGCGCATAAGGTGAATAAACGCCTTTGCCCGCGAAATGACTTCCTGGTCCTTTGCACTTCCACCACCTGCGAACTGGCCGCGAGCTACTGCGGTTTCAATGGCTTCCAACTGTTTCTTCATTTCGCCAAGTGCGGAAATATCAGCGTTGATCTTTTCAACTTTCTCCGCAAGCAGCGGATCAACGTGGCCCTTCTTCTCAATTTCTTTCAGCCGTGCATCGTTTTCAGCCTTGAACTGCTCAAACGCCCTGCCGATGCTCTCAATGGTTTCTTTGAGTTCCATGTTTATTTTCCCCCTAATATGTTTAATAATTTTTGTGCTGCTAAAACCTCTTCTTCACAGGTGACAGACTTCAAGCCTCGCGCCAGAATAGTCCGCGCCTCACTTTTGGAAGCCCCTACATCGCGCAGGGCCTTCTCATATTTTCGTGCTATTGGTTCGTCGTGGTCTTCTGCCGTAAATCCATCCGGCACATGGGCGAACATACTCAAATCAAACTGCGCCTTTGCCGCCTTGCCGTCGATAATGGTGTCAACAAAGCCCTTTTCCTTTGCCTCTTTTGCGGTGAACCACGTTTCCGCTTTCAGCATTTCGCGGATCTCTTTTTTTCCGACGCTGGAATTTTGAGAATAAATATCGACCATGTTGCCGCTGATCTTTTCGAGAATATCCGCGATTTCGCGCAGGTCATGCTGGCTTCCGGCGGCCAGCACCCACGGTTCATGAATCATGAACATCGCGTTTTGATATGCCTGAACCTCTTTCCCGGCCAAAGCGAGGAAAGAAGCCGCGGAAGCGGCGAGGGATTCAACCCGCGTAATGACCTTGGACTTGTGCGATTGCAGGGCGTTGAAGATCGCCATCGCGTCAAAAACATCCCCGCCGGGTGAATTGATGCGGACAGTCACTGTCTTTGTGTCGATTCCAGCCAACGCCCTGATGATTTCACCGGCGTCATTAAAGGGCCAGCCGATCACGTCATAGATCATCAATTCGGTGTTGTCTTCGGAAAGCGCCTCGATCTTATACCAATCGGCTTTGTCAATCGGCTTATTCCAGTATCGTGCCGTCGCTTCGGCGTTCCTTGGATTTCGGTATTTAAGATTCATTGTCCTCGCCTCCCTGATTATCACCGCCTTTCCGTTCTCTGACCGTTGACGTCCGGGTCCGGTATTCATCCCCGCCTTCATAGGGGTTCATGTCTTCCAGCTCACGGACCTCATTCGGTGACATTGCCTCAATGTTGATCATGCCCTGATAATAAAGGGTCCGCGCCGCTGTATCGCCGCGCAGCAATCCGCCGGTTGAAAATTTCGCAAAATAGTTTTGTTTTTGTTCTTCAGTGAGTAAATCCCGATAAATTGCCATTTCGATATTAACAAGGCGCGGAGTCAGCGCATATTTGACATATTCAAGGTCAAATGCGTCCGCACTGGCATACGTTGCCACTTTATCCCCGGATTGGAGCATGGACAGCGGCAAACCAAAGAACAGGTCCACGATTTCTTTTTTCTGGAAGTTGCGGGCCTCAAGGAATTGCGAATCAACAGATGTCATCGCCATTTTCTGCCAAGTGACACCCTGCTCAAGCAGTGCCGTCTTGTGTGCGTTCTCCACAGATGAATAATGGTCGTTGAAATCATCAAGGAATTTCTGCGCCATTGTCCGGTCTTTGAATGATCCTGGCATTTGCAAAACGCCGCCGATCATGGTTCCATGACTGAATAACTTGGCCCCATGCTTGGCAAGAGCCTGATCCAGCCCGATGCTCTCCCTTGCGTATTCGATAGGGTTCAATCCGGTAAAACCATCAAGAACAAGGCCGCGAACGTGAAAAATTCGGTTGCCGGGAACTATATCGGTTCCTGATCCGTCGGGACGCCTGATCTTATAGAAAAGGCCGTAGTTGGCCTCTTGAATAACTTCCTCAACCCGTCCTATCGGTATTGGAATAAGCTCTTGAACTTCACGCCCCGGCAGGCCGGTTTTTAACGCGAAAAAGTTTCCCCGCAAATCCAAGCAAGCAGAACACATTCCCCAAAACTCAGGCGCGGTCATCCATTCATTCGGTTGCCTGTGTAGTAATCGGTAAAGCCTCAACTCTTTTGCCTTGTCTTTTGTGTTTCCTTTTTCGATGTATAAGTGGCATGGTAACTGCGCGATTGAATCAGCCTTGATCTTCACACATGAATGAACGGCCATCGCTTGCATGGCCGTGGTTGAATTAATGTTCTGGCCGGAGGCGGTTTTAGTGCTTCCGAATGTTTCAATGATAAGACGCTCTAATGCGTCGCTTGTCATGGCTTTGGGACGGATGCCGGAAAAAATCCCCATTTACTTTTTCTCCTGCATAAAAAAACCGCCAACGAGGATTAAAGCCCCGCAGACGGTAAAAGATACCCACGGCAGAAACAGGTAAAGCCCGACACCAATAAGTGACAGGCCAATAATAATAAGAACATCTCGCAGTGTTATAGCTCCGCTGATTTTCTTAATCATTTCATAAGAAGCCCCACCCCTGCTTTCCTGATCCCCACAGAATTAACTGCGGCCATCGGATGAATAACGGATCAGGGATTTCCTGATCGTCTGGCTTAATTGTGTCAGGTAATTATTGAAACGTCTAAGAAGGATGGGATTGTTTAAGACAGATAAGAATGAATATAATTAAGGGGAGGCAAAAACCTCCCCTTGTGGACACAAACGCGGATTGGGGTTCATTGTTTATTTCGTTCGCAAAGCTGGAGTGGATTTCATGTGAAGCGTCGCTCGCACTAAGCAAGTGGGTTCCAAATGGTTAGTCGCTCGCACTCGTTTTTTGGGCTTCACAAAACTTAAGGCTTACATCCTATGCGTGTATCTGTTGCACCGGCTTTTCAATGATCGCCCTTATGTCTGTAATACGTTGCGCGGTCATCTTTAGCTTTTTAATCTGGTTGTTCAGTTCTCTAATAGTCATCAACGCCTCATGCAGTTTTGTTTTCGTCGCTTCATGGTTTCTCAATTCTGTTTCATACATCAACCGCCAATCGGTGATTTCTTTTTTTATTGGTTTCGGTTTGGAGTTACTCTGGATAATTCCTTCAATTTCCGCTCTCTTGAGAATTGTCTTACTTGCTTCTTGCGCGGAGTTGAGTTTCTCCAAAACCGACTTAACCTTAACCGCACCGCAATCACGCATTACCCGCGATACAACACCAACACCAAACTCCCTTGTCTCTTTCGGAAACTTAATAAACGCCATCTGCATTTCCATATAGGTGTTTTTTCTGATATTAAATCTGTCATCAATGTAATTGTAGAATGTTGCTTTTTCATACCGTTTGTTTTCTTTGTAACGCCCAGACACCTTGAGATAAAACAAAACCTCAATCTGCATCTTCTGCGCATCCCGCGCATCTTTGGCACTCTCCTCGACTTTTGTTTCCAATTCGGTTAATGAAAACTTGTCAAACTTGTTCTTTTCCATCTCGGTATTCTCCTTTTTTAATTTTGTCGCATATATTCAATGGGTTTCAATGCTCAAGTCGCTCGCATTAGTAAATTGGGGTTCAGCAATTCCATCGCTCGCAGATATGATTTGGTTTTCACGGTTATAGTCGCTCGCAAGACTCTAATGGGTTTCACTCTGTCCATAGCTCATCTCTTACGCTCTCATCTCAACCGCCGAATGGGACGCATAACGGCCTTGGGTTTCATAGGTGGTGTCGCTCTCTTCCCAAAACGGCGGTTTTATAATATTTGTATGCCCCATAATTGCACCGGCATACGGTTCCGATACTTCTTTGCCTTCCAACGTCCTTGATATAGTCCAGAAGTGGGCAAGGAATATTTTAACAACCTCATTCTTCGCGGCATTATGCACATGACCCTTTGACCACTCAGGATGATTCCTCTGATGTTTCGCCTTATGCTCAAGCAATAACGCCTTATAGGGATTGCTTTCTTTTTGCCGATTAAACTGATCGCCAATGTGAAAACCCAAAGTACGGCCCTCCGTTGACCAGTTCGCTAATTCTCCCGATTTCCGTTTCGGCATAATACCATCAACCGTGTGCCTTCCCATATATGCCCACCACTTTGAAATAGTCGCGTAATCACGGCGTTCAATCCGATATTTCAGCAATCCGTCTTTGGCTGTCTTTCCGCACTCTTGACAAATAAGTTGCTTATCCTCTTTTTCTAGCATCCCACCACAATCCTTACAAACAGCAACCGACCTGTAATTAAACATGAGGATTAATTTCGCTCCGATTGCCGGACCGATCCCCGGCACATACTTTAACCACCTTTCCCATACATCCCATTGCGGTAATTCCTTTTCGATCTCACGGCTTAACCGGCCTTTGACGGTGAGCATCCCGACTTCCTTACCATTGCCTTTCAAGATCAAATCAACATCATCATCCGCATCTTCAACAAGTGTCCCATATGCTAATCCTGTCTGCCTCGTCTGTGCGATAACTTTCGTTATCCGTTCGTAACTCTTCACTAAATAACTCAACCGCTTCACAATCTCTGTGTTTTCCATGATACTGCCCCTTTCTTATTTTGTTTTATTCCATCACCGGCTGACCCTTTTCAGCCTCTTCACGCGGCACTCTGACCGTCCCGCCCTTCTTAACGCCCGGAATTATACCGAGGTCAATCCAACGGTAAATCGTCTTTACCGACACAGACCAGAACTCAGCAACTTCATCAGGTCTTAATAATTCTTTCTCTGGTAATGATTTCATCATCCCCTCACAAGACTGTATTTGTCGTAGATAAATTCTATTTCCTCTTTCATATCCCTGCTTTTCAGTCCTATTGCCATCGCCAAAGCCACGGCTCCATCAATGCGAAACCGCGTTTTTGATTTATCCAGCTTCCGGTTTCCCGCGGCGTCCGCTATAATCATCGCGTTGCTTATGTTCCACGTTAAGCAAGGATTACCGTCGTGTACTAATTTCCTTTCTAAAACAGAAACTTCCAATGCCTCAACCGCCTGTGTCATAGACGCATATCCCTGACCCCACGGAACCAGCCGGAGGCAACCGGCCCGTTCCTTGTCTTTTCCGTCAACGTAGCAATCCAGTCCGATTGCGGTCATCGCGTTCATCAGATCATCAATTCTGTATCGGTCAAAGGCCATCCCCTTGATTACATAATCAGTGTTAATCCTTGCCAGTTCTTCCGCTATGAATGGATATTGGATTGCCCGTCCTGGTGTTGTGTTAATAATTCCTTGATTCTTCCAGACAGAATAGGGAACTCTATCCCTGTTTTCGTGTTCAAGTAATGTGTCTTGCGGTTTCCAAAACCAGCATTTAATTTTTTCCTGATCGGATGCTGTTACCCCGATTAACGCAGTCAAGTCCGTCTTGCCGGATAAATCCAACCCTAAATATATTTCTTCTTTTAGTTCAATTTCATATTCTCCCTGACAGGCAGTCCATTCGGCGCGGGGAATAAATGGCGTTTCGGCATTAACCCTCTGATTTAGATACAGGTTTCTAAACGCGGCCTCAAACGTCGGCATACGCTTTGCCCTTTTTGCCGCCGTTCTCAATTCTTCAAGGGAACGGAAATCACCTAAAGCCGGATTCGCCAGTTTCCAAAGTTTTTCATCTGTGAACACATCTTCCGCGTCATCGGGTACGGCATATAAATGGCAAACGGTTGTCGGGTCATTCCCTGATAAACCGTCGTCAATGAGTTGGCTTAAAATATGTTGTGGGTCGTTTGATTGCGTACTGATAACAATAAATAACGGCTCCAAACGTGCCGCCATCGAAGTATCAAGGGCATCATACAAGTCCCTGTTTTTCGCTTGCGCCAATTCGTCATATATAACCACTGTCGGATTAAGGCCGTATTTCGTCCCTGCTTCCGCCGACACTGCACGATAAACAGAACCATTAGCAAAACATACCATCGTTTTTGTGGAATCAACTATTTTGATAATGGACAATAATTCAGCATCAGCCCTGACTATTTGCGCGCCGTATTTAAAAATCAACGCCGCCTGTTCCCTGTCATTAGCGGCAGAGTATATTTCCCCGTTGTTTACCGCTTCGGGACCGACCAGATGCGTTAAGGCTAAAGCGGCAATTAATACAGATTTACCGTTTTTCCTTCCCATTGCAAGGATGGCGCGACGCACTCTTCTGTTGCCCGCCTTATCAGTCGCTCCATAAACATCCTGAATAAACCTCTTCTGAAAAGGACGCAGTTTAAACGGTTTACCCTCGCCCTTGCCGGAAGGGACAACCAACTTCTCAATAAAATCTATAATGTTCTGAACTCTTTTACTTCTTGACACCAATTAATCCCTCAAATTTTGATTTTGGTTTTTCGGACCCGACACCCAACCTCGCCCTCGCTGATGGTGTCATCCCAAACTCCGCCGCATACCGGACCATGTCCGCCGCGGCTTTATTCGCAATTCCAACCAGGCAGTTCTGTATGATATTCCCCGCCGCGGTCTTATCAACCAACCCGGCCAACGCTCCGCCCTTCGCAACCCTTTTCTGCATTTCTTCTTCAGCCGTCCTCCACCTGGAGTAAGCCATGCAATAAGCGGCCAACGCCGATTGGTCAACCTGTGACAATACGCCCATTACATTCAGGCCGTGAGCGATCCGGTCCCACTCTTCAAGCCCGTAGGCATCAAGGTGTTTCGGTGGGTCCGGCATATCAGATGGTGGTTGCGGTGTCGCTGGAATTTTCCTCTTGCCGGGATTCCCTTCCAAAACAACTAAATTAATCGGTTTCTTTTTTCTTCCCATTATTCAACCCTCCTTCTTTTTGCCTTTTTTCCGGCCCGCGCCGGGTCTGTATCCGCCTCTGCTCATAATTTACCTCATTTTTACCGTATTTTATTAATTATTTTCACACCTAACCTATTAAAATCATTACACTTTTAAAATATTTGAAAATCTCTTAAAAATAATGCTTGACAAACCGAACGCTAGGATATATATTTCAATCAACAAAATAAAACAGGAGGAACAAAACATGAAAAACACATCGAAAGCCGCCGCCGCCCTGGGCTCCATCAAATCCGCCAAAAAAGCAGCATCAAGCCGGGAAAACGGGAAGTTGGGGGGAAGGCCGACCACTAAATGGACGGCGGCGCGTATTAAACGCGCGTTGGAAATCATTGATACACGCAATAAATTTCACTCAACATCAACGGAAGTTTCGCAAGCGCAAAAAGACGCAAATTTTTTGAACACATACAGAAAGACGCTCGAATTTGAAACGCAAGAAGATTTTAGAGAATATGTCGAAATGAGTAGAACGCGCGAAATTGATTTTTTATTTAACAGATTAAATAAATAACCCCACCAGCCGGGGCCGCCAACCCCGGCCTTAGTCAAGCATTATTCAATTTTCAAAGAGCCGAAAGGAGAAATCTATGAGAAATCGCCTTGTTAGCAAAGCACGAGCGGATAGGGCCGAAGCCATAACCGACCGTTTATTCCAAAGGTGCGAAAGCCGCCAGTTTCAAAATACCCAAAAAGCCGAAACGGTTGAAGATTTTTTGAAACGCGGTGGAAAAATAATAAAAGTTGACGAAAGGAGAAAATCATCATGACAGCAAAAGAAGCAGCAAAATGGGTTGAAGAACATCTTGATTGCTCAAACAACCAGGTATTAAAATTAATTCCTGAATACAAAAACGCATTACCTCGCAGAGCATGGCTTAAGACTTTCAAAGAGAACCTCCCCGCTCCGCTCGCGGCGCGTTTTTATGATCTGAAATAGACAATATTTTCCAGGGAGCTTTTTCGGCGGTGTAGATACCACAATATTTTTCTACTCCGCCGAACGGCCGTAAAGAATCTACCAAGCCATTCAAATCCTTACATGATACCCGCCCATCAGCACTTATTGAAATTAGCTTCTTCTTTTTCAACTCTTTTTCAATCTCGACAAACTCCGCTCCTGACCGGGTTGAAACCATCGACAAAACCCGCGCCGAAGGTCCGAAGATTCGCGCCCGTTCAGCCATTTGAAATTTCCAAGGTTTATTCACGCCGTCTTTTAATCCATGTCCACGGAAAAGGTTATACCATTTCGATCCATAGTCCCGATCATAATGGATCATATCATATTCCATTGCTGTATGAGGCGACGGCATAAACACCGACGGAGAAGGCACCAAAACAAGCTCTTCACATCCTGGAATTTCTTCAATCCGGTGCAGCATGGTCAAAAATTCATCAAAGTCCGCGTCTGTTTCGCCGGGCAGATCCATGATAAGATAAAAAAACATCCCATGGCGACCCTGCTCAATGGCTTTTCTCACAGCTTCCACAATAAAATCATTTTTATACGGCTTGCCTACTGATTTCCTTAACCGTTCCGAAAGTCCTTCAATCCCCGATCTTAAAACGCCGCCGTCCATATGTCGATGGCCTATTCTGTCAAGACGGACATCTGTATCAAGCCGCGTCTTCCCATACTTGCGACAAAGTTCTTGAAGCTCATTGTTTGATGTGTGAAAAGTAGGTTCAGGTGAAAACATGGCGATGCGCTTTGCTTTTGTTGTCTTCAGCGCCTTTTCGACTTCATCAAGTGGCACTTCCCGGTAAGGCTTTAAGGCGGATACTGCGCAGAAACGGCACTTTGCTTTACATCCACGCGCTATTTCCAGCCGGCCAATATCATTTGTGTCGTGACAAAATCCGACAAGAGGATTAACGTCGCACCATTTCACGGATTTTTTATCATCGGTTAAAACGCTATCAGCAGAGTAATCACCATTGACCACCTGATTTATAATAGATTCGCCATCGCCGCAAATAACAGCATCGGCAAAAGCAAGGAATGGGACTGGGTTGAATGTATTGAAGCCGCCGACAAGTATGCGCGGCCGCACCGGCTCGCTCTTTTTTATTCCGGCTTTTCGTAAAAAATCAGCCAGTAAATAGATATGCTCCCACCAAAAGCACGAGAACAGAAGAACATCCACATATTTGGCCGTCTTTGGCGTAACGCGATATAATTCGACATCTTTAAGGCGCGAAATGCAAAGCGCAAGCCCATAACTAAAGTCATCGCGACCAAATGTCAAATATCCAATTTTCACTCTTCGATCCTCACGTCACAACCATATGTCTTTTTTAGTTTTTCCAATATCGTTATAATTTCTTCGCGCTTCCCAAGCCAAATACCAGGATGAAAAGAAACCCGTACTAAAATATTTGGGTCTTTTTCAGGGACAACGCTTTCTGGTTTTTCTTCCGGCGGTTCATCTGCCTTCATCCAATCATCCGGCAACTTCACGCCCCAATCAGCCAAAGGCAGGTCCGCCCATGAGTTCGCCAGGTCTTCCATGTTCCAATCACCAAACGAAGCGTTATCTTTAACAATAAACTCCCGTTTCTGCGCCGGCGTGAGACCGGTCACGACCTTTGCCGTGGCCTCCTTCACCCCTGCCTTCTGCAACGCAAGGTAGCGCATATTCCCGCCAAGTATCATCATCCCCTCATCAACAACAATCTCCCGCAGTTCCAGCATTTCAGGGAAATCCTTCAAAGATTTCACCAATAAATCCATGTCTTTCTTGCTAATCGTCCGTGGATTATCAGGATTTAACTTAATTTCCCCCATCTTCACCGTTTTTATTTCAACCTTTACCATGAAACCTCCATTTTGCGGTTTACCCCCCTCTTGTAATATTGCGGAATCTAAATCGCGAGGAACCAGCCGGTTAATCGGTCAAAGAGTTGTGGAGATTTGACCGCCCCCTCCTCTTGATCCCCGTCAACCAAATGTCATCTGTTTCTGCATACTGCTCAAACAGTTTACTTTTAAATGCAGCCAACTTCTTTTTACTTTCTGATTCTGTTTCGGCTATTACCTCGACTGTTACAATCCACTCATACTCATAATGCATAATCATTTCCTTTCTTTATTCCACGGATGCCCAACGTCTATCGGTTGTCCGTCAACACCACACGATTGACTATAACCGTGATTCTCCTGCATACGCTTCACACCTGAATGACATGAGGCACATAAAGTCTGCCAGTTACCCTGATCCCAAAAGAGAACTTCATTGCCTCTATGTGGAATTTTGTGATCAACAACCGTACCTATAACAGTCATCCCACGCTTTTCACACATGACGCACAAGGGATTGTATCTCAGGAACATCGCCCTTGCTTTGCGCCATCGTACTGAATCATACCAGCGTTTGACCTGACCTGTTTCACTTTGCATTGAGTATCTCCACAATCTTATCCAGCCTTTGCACTATGTCGTTGACTCTCAATGCCCAACGTATGAGGGCCACAAATACTGCGAACATTAATAAGAACGCGAATAATATGCCTATGCTATTCATGATGTTGCTCCTTTCTTAATATGCAACTATTACGCGCCTTTAAAAGGCTCTGTTTATCAGTACGGAACCTTACATAATTCAAGCGCCTGCGCCGGTGTGAATCCTTCGGAAATTAACGCATCATATTTGGCTTTTATTATACCTGCCCGGATTTTATTGTCTTCCTTGATAATATCCGAAAATTCCCGGAAACGAGACACTGACTCTCTCATTTTCTCAAGATCAGGTTTTGCATCAATGCCGCGGAACTCTTCCATGGTTATCAGTCCTTCTTTCATCAAACCTCCCCCTTTTATTAGCGATCCCGAACTTCTTTCATTTGTGCCCATGGGTATTTTACTTGTCTATACTCTGGATTGCTCCGCAAAGTTCTATTTTTACGGCCTGCCCCGTCTGTAATGCGGATATGCGGCTTTTAATGTTTTTCGCAATGCCAATCTTGACGTGTTCTCCGGCTTTTATAAAATACACATTCATTATTTCTTCGTTATTCATTTTCATCTTCCGTTATGATTTCCCTAAGATAACCGTGTTGTTTCTCTAAATTAACAACCCATTCCATGATACCGGTCCGCCGGTGAAATTCAACCCTTGCCCTTGCAGTGTTCATTCCCAACTTTGGCGTTCGCTTAATCATGATCACGGTGTCAGAGTCCTGTGCGATAAACGACGAATCCCTTAAATCACGGTAACTTAAATCTTCACCCTCATTCTTTTTGATGTGGGCCAGAAGGAATATTATAAAGTCATTCTCGACGGCAAATCTCTTTATTCTCCTGACGATTGCGCCGATCTCTAAACTTGGGTTGTTTACCCTTGCCATATCCACAAGGAAATGAAGGTGATCTATAAAGAAAATCCGGCAGTTATATTTGAAAAACGCCTCCATGCACTTTTCCATGAACCATTTAAAATCTTGTGCCGTGTTCTTGCTTGGAAGATAGAATAGCGGTAATATCGGGAATTGTTCAAGAAACTGCCTTGCCGGGACTTCGTATGAAAACCAGCAAGCGTATTCCTTCTGCTTGGTGAAATTAGCTGTAAAGGTTTGAGCTAACAAAGTCTTGCCCATTTTCGTCGGGCCGGAGATTATAATAAGTTCACCATCCCGAAACCCCTCACAGGCGTAATCGATTCCCGGTATTCCCGATTTCACGTTGACATGAGGTTCCCGTTTGTCGCCCTGCAACTTGTCGTTAAGCTCAAACGAGGTGACAACCCGATCTTCCCCTTCATACTGGCTGAAGCTCTCGTTGTCGCAGTTCATAATCTGTAAGTTCGGAGCGGTATTTCTCAAGTCTTTCATAAGATTTCTCCATTTCTATTTCGTCAACACGTTGAAAATACTCAAAATATTGTCTGTTTTTATCATCTATTTCGCGTTCGATCATCTGTTTCCATGTCCCTATCATCCGGGCGTAACGGTTTATTGTTTCGTGTTCATCACCAATCTTCAGCTTCCAGTAATAAGGGTCTACCATGATGGCTTTACCTCTAACCTCACACCCTCATCTTCCCATCGTTTTTGATTTAGCCATGTCGCTGGATGCGGGATAAACTTCCCATTGTCTTTTGTCCAATCCTCTGACTTTTTCATTTCGTTGATCTTTGTAATAAGGGTTGACAGGTTGGGACGGCTTCCATTTAGTTTCTGCCATGCTTTCCATGCTGGCTCTCTTCCTATGTGTTTTGGATATGCGTCATAGAATTGTAAAAAATCTGACGTATATTCTTTTGTGCTTTTGTGTTTATGTGTTTGTTTGTTGTCGGTAGCTTGTCGGTAGCTTGTCGGTGGTTTGTCGTTTTGGTTGTCGTTTGTTGTTTCTGTTTGTTGGTAAATATCCCAATTAACAATAGAAATAACCGAAAATTTGTTTGTCGTTTTGATTGTCAGATTTTGGCTTGTTTTTAAAAATGCCAAAATAGTACGAATTGAACGGATTGACATTGCTAACTCTTCCGATGCCTTGTTTAATCCAAACACAAAATCCCCCGGCATAAGATGAACTTTCTGACAACCAACTATCAAATCGTATTCTTTATGACTTGCTTTCAAAAGACACCATAGCCAAAACGCACACAGTTTATGATTCTGTAACCACCCCGAATCAATAGTTTTACGCCAAACTTTTATGTAACCACGTTGCATTTGTTCGCTCTCCGTCACGCTTCCCTAGAGCGTTGTCACAAGTTAAAAGCGGCAGGGCCGGTGACGTTCGGCCTTTTCGGGTGCTACCCTAGCCACTTTAAAAAGGTAAATCGTTAAAATCTATTCCAGCCTTGTAGTCTTTCAACTTCCCCTCAAGGTATTCTTGAATTATTTCCAAGTCGTATTCCGTGTGCTTGGTGATCTCTATCAGCGATTTGCGCTTTAACTCCTGATATTTTTCATCACCGATGATTTCCAAAATCATGTCCTGGAACTTCTCAGGATTCCATTTTTGAAGTGAATGGCATTTCCAACACAGGCAAATTCCATTAGCCAAAAGGTATCTTGTGCTTAAATTCGTGCGAGAACGGATGTGGTGAGCAGATAATTTATAATCACTATTGCATTGCTTACAAACCATATCTCTCGCCCTGACGCAATCTGACCACAATTTAAGGCATTTCTGTTCTAGCTTGCGCTTCTTACTAACTTTTCGTTTCGGTTTCTTATTTTTTGTGACAAGCTTCATTTTGGCTTTCATCCGAAAATCCTCTCCACTATCCTCATTGCCCCGTAAATCGCCAGAAACGCCACTATCCACGCTGATACAGTTAAAAACGCTATTAAAAACGCTCGTTTAAGATTGGTCATACCTCAAACCTCGCTGTTCCGGCCAATGACTTCAACTCTTCCGGTAGTTCTACGTCCTCAAGTTTTTTCAGATCCCTGTTAATTGCGGCAATGTCCTGCTGATGTCTGCGTTTCTCGTGGATTAACAGCCACTTTGCCGATTGTCTTAAAGTAAGACTTTCAAATTTAATTTTGTATCTGTCTGTCATTTTCCGTTAATCCCTTCTGCGAGTATTTGCCCGATTTCCCACACAACTAAAAGTCCGGCCCCGACGATTGCGATGACAACCCACAAAGGCAGGGTCAAGAAAAGTAATGTGCCGACGACGAAGCCCTTCATTTTCATCCCCTAAACTTCTTAATGGCTTTCCTGTATTCTTCGGTGGTCATTTCTTTTGACATTTTTCCACACCAAGCGCAGGTTTCTTTGCCGTGTGATATATTCCAGACTGCCGGTGCCCATTGTTCTAGTCCGCAATGTACGCAATATATCTGCATTTCTGGTTTAAATAATGGCTTACTTTTCATTTAGTCCCTATGAGGTATTTTCATGTTGACCACTTGTTGACAGGTTCAATAATTGAAAAACGGTAAAGTTGTTTACTGATTCCCCTTCTGCCCTACGTTGTCAGCCCTGTTCTCTACTGTCAGGATGCGCTCAGCAGGGATATACCTTGCCCTCGTTGCCCCTAGAGTGGTTGCCGAATACCCCTTGATTTCGCCGTAGCCTGTAAAGTCCGGTGCGTAAGTCTTGAGATACGATCCAGTGATAAGACCCATTGTCACTTTCTGGCCAATGTCAGAACAGTCGTGATTAGGAACCAATTTCAGAAATGCTTTTGCAAAAGGATTATCTTATTATCTGTTTCCAATCAAGCCCCACGTTTCGGCATAATCTGTCTATTAGGTTTAGCTGTTGCTTGAGTTTTTTAGTTGACCGCATGAAGTGGAAAAGGGTATCTGGTTGAACTCCTGATTGACGAGCCAGCACCGCCCTTTTAATTCCCATTTCTTTGCGCTTCGCTTCAATTTGTGTTAAATCTACAGTAATCATGGTTGAGATTATATGTTGATTACCCTAGAATGTCAAGAATAAAATTAAATGAAAATAATTCTTGACTATTTACTGGAACGGGATTATGATATCGCAAAATTTAGAGAGGTGCTCATGGAAAACGCAATAGCAAGAAACACGACGGAACTGGAACAGCTTGAGGGTGTCATCCAGAGAAACATCGGCGCGTTCTATGAAGTAGGCAGAGCGTTGATGGAAATCAGAGACAAGGGGCTTTACAGGGACGTTCTCGGATATGACACCTTTGAGGCGTACTGCAAAGACCGATGGGATTTTGGAAAGTGGTATGCTTATAAATTGATGGATTCTGCATCCGTAATCAACGAATTGGACAATTGTCCAATTAAGCCTGTTACCGAATCACAGACCCGCCCACTATCAAAACTCGAACCCGCACAGCAACGTGAAGCATGGCAGAAAGCCGTCGAAACCGCACCAGAGGGGAAAGTCACAGCCGCCCATGTTTCAAAGGTAGTCAAAGAGATAACCGGCGAACAACCGAAGCCAGAACAACCAGAACCAAAACCGACCATACCAAAGCACAATGAAGACTCGGACGCCCTTTTTCACCTTAAGCGATGGTGGAAGAAGACGACGAAAAAAGACAGGCGTGTTTTTATCGAATGGACAAAAGAGGAGGGTCTATAAATGAACGTATCTTATGCTGTTGAGTCAGTTACACCGAAAATGGCGGAAAAATGGTTAAGGGAACACAACACAAAAAACCGTCCACTATTTGAAAAAACGATTGACAGATACGCCAGAGACATGGCGTCCGGCGCGTGGACTGTTACCAATCAGGGGATCGGTTTTGCAGAGGATGGAACTTTACTTGATGGACAGCAGCGATTGTCTGCAATCGTCAAGGCGGGAGTTCCAATCAAGATGCTTGTTGTCCGCAATCTTCCTGCTATCTACAAAAACAACGGGGATGGAAAACTGTTCACCCAGGACGTTATCGACGGCGGAAAGCCGCGCACCATACCGGATGTTCTGGCAATCTCGCACGGCGTAACCGATGCCACTTATAAAGTGGCTATCGCAAACATGATCGTCTATTCGTTAAAGGGTAGTGTCAAACTAAGCCCGCGCGTCGCATTGAAAATCATTGACCTCTATTCCGACGAAATTGAATTTACACTCTCTGACAGGTCATCCGTTCGTGGCCTTTCATACACGCCAGCTATGACGGGCATAATCCTCGCCGCAAAGGTTGATCTTGATAAGGCGATGGACTTCAAACAGCGATATTTCAAGGGGACAAACCTTTGTGACGGCGATCCGGCATTAACGTTTAGGACGTTCATGCTTGGAAGGAAAACACGCGGCGCGGCGGCGGGTGGTGAACGGGCAACAATCCTAAATTACTGTATGACGGCTATCAAGTATCACTTCGACGGCAAACCGTTAAAACGGATGGTTGCGTCTGACGCGGCGAAGGAATGGTTTTTTGGAAAACAGAAATCTCACTTGTCCATGATTAGCGAGTGGTTGGTAATCTAAAGCAACACCCGAAGAGTCACGGTTGCAAACGCTCGGATCGCTAGGCACCAGAGATGGCATAAGCCCTCGCATCTAATAGGCCAGCAATCACAAGGCCCGACAAATCCGAAGCGTGATTTGTACTTTAGGGACGGGCTGGCGACCCAATGGAAAGCAGATCAGAAGCCCGTACCGATGGACGGGGAGACAATAACCTTTAGGAGGGGTGAATATGAACGCTACAAGTATGAAATTAACGCAATCCCGTACCATCGGGCGGGATATTATCGACCTTGTTTTTCTGGCAATTCTTATCGTGCTGGGAGCAGTATTCACCATCGTTTTTACAGATCACAAAGAGCAAGAGGCACGTTACAGTTATTTAAAAATGACACAAAATGAAATCGACCACGTTATGCACGCGCTCAAAAAGAAATCAGTTGGTGACTGTGTGTTGATCAGAACAAGTTACGGCTTTAGTTGCAGAGATAAGTCAGACAGGCTTTTTAAAATTTATGCGAAAGGAAGTGGCAATGAAAGGCTATAAGGGTTTTGACAAGGATTTAAAATGCCGTGGTTTTCAGTATGAAGTCGGAAAGGAATACACAACCGATAAAGCTGAAATATGCGAATCAGGTTTCCACTTCTGCACAGACCCGCTCGATTGCCTTAACTATTACGATATATGCGATAGCGAATTTGCGGAAGTTGAGGCATTAGCTGATTGTAAAACTCACGATGAAGATACAAAAAAATGCACTACCAAAATTAAAATCGGAGCAAAACTAACGCTTGCCGGATTTATAAAGGCATCGCTTGACTTTATGTTTTCAAAAACCAAAAAAGACGAGGGTGAATTGGCCTCGGGTGATTCCAGCACACAAGCGGCCTCTGGTGATTACAGCACACAAGCGGCCTCGGGTAATTCCAGCAAACAAGCGGCCTCGGGTAATTCCAGCAAACAAGCGGCCTC